GTGAAAGGCTTGTGCCCCCCGATGTTTTTTTTATCCCCCCTCCCCCTGCTTGCGCTCCCGGAAAAATCCGTTCTCTCGCAAAGTCTTTTGTGAGTGGCAGGACTGACACATCGGCTGCAAGTTATCCTCGTTGTAGAACAGGTCCGGGTTTCCCCTGTGTGGCGTGATGTGATCCGCTATCGTTGCCTTTTCACCGCACACAAAACAAAAAGGAAACTTCTTCAGAAAGTCTTTCCTCAACTGTCTCCAGCGTGCTGAATAATACAGCGCGTGCCATTCACTGCTTTTAGTTCTTTTTCCTGAAAACCCGCCTTTCTTTGTTGTCGTATGCTTCGGGCACCTGGTTCCGTTGCTCACAAGACAGTTACATCCCGGATATGTGCACAGTTTCATTATCATCTTTCAGCCCTCGATACATCTGTTGTCTTTTAGAAAAACATAAAGCTCAGATGTCAGCTTTTGTTTTTCTTCCTGCGTAAGCTCCACGTTAAGGGTGGAGTCGTTTCCGTTCAGTTCAACTTCCAACTCACAATCTGGAAGAATGTTCCGTATGTGCTCGGCGGTCTTGACTACCACGAGCTCCTGCAAGCAGTTGTATTCGTTGCCGTCGATAACGACTGTCTCATGCCTTATCAGTTTCCTGATTTCCGAGCTTCGTTTAGCCGTGTGTGCGGTGAAAACGTGCCGCCCTGCATCGATAAAAGACTGGATCAACTCTTCTGTTGTCATAGGCTTTTCTTTTCCGGGTGGCCGTAAATAATCGGGAAATTCTGCTCTCTTGTAGCCTCATCCTCGTAGAGTATTTCCTTCTGGAAATCGGCTGCATATTGAAGTTCCCTTCTTGCCCCTTTTGATTGCTGCCAGTCCTTAAGCATGAAGATCGCATCAACGCAATCAATAAGCGCAAAATCAATGTGAAGAAACTGCTCATAAGTCAGAAATGTATATTCTCCGACATCAACCGGACTTATCACATTGTAATTTTGTGCAAGAAGCCTTGCTTTTGCCTTTGCAAACTTTTCTCTGTAGTTATCATCATCCGTAATTTTCCCGGATATGTAGACTTTCATTTTTCTTTCCTCCTAGTTTTTTCAGCCTTGAATAAAGCTGTTCTGATTTGCTCTGGTAATACAGCGCGTGTCTTACCCCGTTATAGATTGCCGAAACATAATTTTTTCTTACGCTCCAGCAGAAATTATCTTTCCGCTTGGCGTAACGCCTCATTATGTATTCAACAGCTTCAACAGCCTTTTCCTCAAAGTCGGTGTCATCAAGAAAAAAGCCTTTTTCTTTCCGCTCCTTATGGATGAACTTTTTCGCAATCTCGATTGATTTCAACCAAAGCGAGGCCTGCGCTTTTTTGTCTTTCCTCGCAAGATAGGCATATTGCAGGTTTATCAAGGTTTCACTGTCGTTTTTTGGCTCAGCATAAAACGGCAGCTCGTCTATAAAATCTTGCCATGTGAACTCGAAAAAAAAGAACATTAGCATTTTTCACCTCATGCCAAGAAATCGCTCCACCACATCGGGAGTTTTCTTAAATGTCTTTGTCACCGGCTCTTTCGGTGGCTCGGCATAGGCACGAATAAAATCATCCTCCGTGAGCACCCTGTTCCGTCGGTTGACATCCTTGCAGACCGTGCATTCATACCGCCATTCCTCGATGACCGTCGCCTCTTCTCCGGTGTCGCAAAGAAGCTCTACTTTCACCATGTGCAGTGGCTTCAGTTCCGCCTGCCAGTTTCCGCCGCCTCTTTTTACACGTTCCCGGCAATAAGGGCAGAAGGCGTAGCGCGTCGCACCTGAAAGCGGCTTTCTGAATACGACCTTCTCTGCAAGCACATTAGTGCGCATGTAACCGGCCATAAGCACATCCCTTGCGCTTTTGGGTTTTCCCGTGTTGTTGATAAACTCCATCTTTCACACTCCTAGTCAAAAATTGAGCCACATTCCGAGCATTGCCATTTCATCAGCTTTTCAGACCATGAAGCGGCAATCCGTCCGCATTTATCGCACTTGAAAAGCCTTGGCTTTTCGGTTTCCGGGCCTTTTGGCACATCTTTCTGAAACTTCTTGAAGTTGTTCGGGCGATAGTTCGCCGGAAGGCAGTTCAAGAAAGTCTTGGAGCCTGCAAAAGCGTCAAAACTGAATTCCTTGTCGATGTAAGATTCCGGGTTTTTAAGCTCAGAGATGTAATTATCGACGGCTGTAATCACATCGTCTGAGCCATAGCCCCGTAATTTTTGAAGCGCGAGGCGGAAATCACACGACTGGAAGCGGAAAAAGTCGCCTTTCTGGCAAGGAAGCCCCGCATTTTTGAATCTGTCAAAGACAATGCGTGAGTAATTTTTTTGAGAATCACTCAATGTTGACGGCGGTGACGGTTGATTTTTCGGCTCATCGCAAGAATTTTCGTTTTTTTCAGAAATCTCGCAGTCTTTAAATTCGCCATCACCATCATCATTTAAATTTAAATTCTCATTAGCATTTAAATTTACATTAGGGTTTTCGTTTTCGGAAACTTTAAAACCCATAGGGTTTTTAGTTTCATAACCCATAGGGTTTTTGTTTTCTTTCTTCGGCCGTCCGCCTAAATTGCCATATTTGCCGTTTTCCTGTCTCTTGAGGTTTGCATCGAGCTGAGGCTTGATAAGCGTAAACACGATTTTTTCAACCCCGCTCAATTCAATTTCGTTCTGGTTGAGTGCGTATTCGTTGATTGCATACATGATCTTGCCGTACTGTTCCGGCGGCAAGTCTTTCAGAGCCTCGTGAAAAGAGCGGTATGTAACAAAAGAATCTGTCATGGTCTATAAGCCTCTGCTTCGTTTTTTATTGTATTCCCGTGCCCTGGCATTTATCCTTGCACGGTTCTTTTCCCTGTATGCCCTCTGTTTTGCAAGATACTCTGCATAAAGTTCGGGCGTTGCCTTAATTTTCTCCCAGCGGTCGCTAGCATACGACTTTCTGCGTGCCAGGTATTCAGGATCATCTTTAATCCTCTCGTAATATGCCTTGTGATGGAGCTTGTCGGCTTTTTCAGGCCCCGCGAGCCTTCTTTTTTGGATTTTAATCCGTGCCCCCAAAAGACAGATTTCACGCTCTTCCCTTGTCATTTCTTTTGTGTGTCCGAGTTCTGACATGACTGAAAGCTCAGCTCTTGTGACCCGCTCAAGGTTTGCCGGGTCAAAGTTCCTGTTATTGCCGTCCATAAAGATAACGGTCATGCCTTCCGCACTCTCTCCCGGGTGGTTCTGTTCCCAGACATAACGCTGGTACTGCATCCATACATTCGGCTCGGCGACCTTTATCCGGACATAGCCTTTTTTCTCCTGAAGGCTCCCAACTGCTCTGTGCCGCCAGTGTTTTTCACCCCTGACGACTCCTGAGCCGCTTGCGCAAAGACAGAGCTGGATGCCGCTTTCATAGCAGTGGGTGACAAACGCTTTTTCGGAAAAGTCAGTGCCGAAAACAGAATTAAGCTCGTCTAAAATCTCACGGCGGCATGTGTAGCCGTGCTCCCTCGCAGGAACACGGGCTCTCAGCCATTCCTGAATCTCAGTCGTCCACTTAACGCCTTTTCTCCTTTTCCAGTGTCTGCCGTTCGTCATTCAATGCCTCCTGCAAAGCGTCTCCGCTCACATCTTTTTCGTGTTGTCCTCAATTCCGAGTGTCTCGGGAATCTTTACGCTGATGCCGTTGTCAAAAGCCATCTTCACGACATCCATCTGAAGCCGCTGAAGCTCCATGATTTTGCCCGCTACATCCGTGACTTTGTCAGCCCGCTTGATTGCAAGCTCCACTTTTGCATTGTCAATTTCTCCATCCTCGTTTCTGAACGAATCTTCATCCTGAAGGCTTTCAAGCTCAGCGAAAAGCGCATTGTGCAGGTCAATCATCTTGTTTTTCATTTTTTCAGTCCTTTTTGTTTTTTTTGCCCCGAAAAAAAGTCATATTTTACGTGGGGCAAAGTGTTTTAGTAATTCGGTACTCCCGTAGCGTTTGGAGTTCCGAAAGCCTGAGCCATGCCGTTTGCATCAGCCTGTGACATCGGAGCAATATTCTGCTGAGGTGCCTGTGGCTGTGGAGCAGGTGAAGCCTGTTTCTCAATCAGCTTTGCGTTCACGTACTGGCTTTTCTCGGTCTTCCATTCCTCAATCGGCCTGCCTGCCTGGTCGTATCCGGTGACAACCTTTTTCTGCTTTGTATGGCTGAATTCGGCTTTTCCGACCTTGTTCACGAACGGGTTGAAGTTCCCGCCGATTACTTCCTGAATGTTGACGCCGAAGCAGTCGCAGAGCCGTGAAAGCCCGTAGTCGAAATTGTCGCCCTCGAAAATCGTGTGGCGGTACGGAACCTTGTTCCAGCTCGGAGCGTTTACAGTAAAGAACACGGCGAGCACATTCTTTCCCTGATACTGCTCATATTTGACATCACAAACCATGATGTCGTATGTTCCGTCCTGACACTCGCAGCTTTTAGTTGCGGGTACATACTGCGCGTTTGTAATCCAGCTCATTTACTTTTCCTCCTGAAATGTATTTGCAGTAAATATTGGTGCCTGTTCCGGGGCCTGTGTCTCCGGGATGTTTGCGGATTTCAAGGCCTCGTCGGTAAGGTCTTCCGTGATTTCTTCTTGAGTGTACGGAATGCCGCCCAGCTCGTCCGGGAAGCAAAGGCGGAATCCCTGCGACATGGCAACTTTCTTTATCATTGTCTTAGGCGACTTTGCCCACATTGCCTTTCCTGTGCTGTACTCAGAGAGATAAACCTCATGCACGAATGGGAAGTCAAAATCCTTGCGATGGATTTCAATGACAGCCTTGATGTCCGCTCCCTCGCCCTCGGTCCATACCTTCCAGCCGGAAAGTTTTCCGCTCCGCTCAGCCCGCTTCAGGTAAACCTCAAAGCCGACAATGATGTTGAAGTCGTTGCCGTAAGGAACGGCGTAAATCTCACGCTTGAAAGGGTTGAGACAGAAAGCCTTGCAGATTTCAAGGAACTGCGCCCGCTGGTTGTCGGGGAGCTTGTTTCCCATGCTCACAAGGTATTCCCCCGCAAGTTTCGTGAAGTCCTGGGCTAAAAGCCCGTTCTCTTTGTTCTCAACTACAGTGATTTCATTGACGTTCATTTTTCCTCCATAAAGTCAAAAAACAGTTGCCCGTTAGCAATATCATCAGTCGGACCCGGCTTCGGCTTCGGCTTCGGTTTTCTTTTGGCTTCAATCTCAGCCTTCGCCTCAGCCCATGTTTTAATATGAGGCTCTTTTTTCTGCCCCGTAAAATATTCCTCAGCCCAGCTCATGATAAGCTCTCCCTCGACGGCTCCGTTTCTGCCCTGAAGGTGTTTCCTTGCCCGAGCCGTCACATAGCTCACGCATCCAGGCAGCTTCTCGGCCCTGAACTTCCCGGCAAATGCCGGGTCTTTCTCAGCCTCTTCTTTCAAGTATGCTTCAAGCGCATCTTTCAAGGTCATGTTTCCCTTCCGGGCTTTAGTTTCTTACGGCACGGTGAGCTTCTGGCAATGAATCCCTTCATCGTGTACTCTTCGCAAAGCCTTTCTGCTTCCTTTCTGGTCAGCGAGCATTTTTTCACATAGTGGTAATATTCCCTGCGGTGCCTTCTGAGCACCATCAGTATTGAATTTTCGTATTTGCGGGCCGCCTCTGGAAAAATCTCGGCGGCCTTGTTCCTCAGCTGGTTGGCATAGAATTCAGCCCCTACCGGGAGCAGGTCAAAAGCCCATAAAACCGCCTTTGTAAGTGTCATGTGCTCCATACTAGGCTCCTGCAAAGACAGACATGATGATTTGTATGCCGATTAGAATAACCGTACAGCCCAGGCAGATTGTTGCGACAAGAAGCTCGCTCTCACATCCGCCGCCCTTTTCCCAGTAGCCGCGCCTGTTCTTCCTGATTGAAAACTTTTTAGCATCCTTTTTTTTCATCTGTTCCCCTCCTTTGCAGGGCTGAAAAATCTAGCGATATAAACATAGGCTATGCAAGAATGACAAAATCCTTGTCGTCGATGTGTTCCCTAAGCCAGCTCTTGATTCTTTCAACGGCCGTAAGTTTCCATGCTCCGCCATCTGCCTCAAAAAGCGCAAATTCCGGGGCTAATCCTTTCCTTACGCGGAACAGATAGGCACTTTCAACCTGCTCAACTTCGCGGAAAGTCCTGTAAGGCTTGAGTGTTACAATCGGCTTTGTCTTTGATTCCTTGACAAGTGCGCCGGAGATACCGCTTTTAATTGTCACTGACTGTGTGATTCCGTCATCGGTCGAATTGACCTCGGTATCATCACGGACTGCCCCTGCATAAGAAAGCAGATAGTCTTTGTCGTCCGTTGTGCCGAAAAGTGACTGAATCTTGATGATGAAGTCTTCTTGTGACAAAAAGCGGTCAAACGGATATTCCCGCAAGTCACCGCGCAGCTCACAGACTGCAAGGGCTTCCCTTTTCCTGTTTTTGCCCAGAATGTTTGAATAAACTGCGATTTTGGTCTCATCAATAATTGAAAGGAAATAAGTATTTTTTCCGGCATCCGGCTTGAATTCATGATTGATGTAATCCGCCAGTCCCTGCAAGGAATTGAGCGAAAGTGGCTGGCATGTAGGCTCATCGCGAACGGCCTTCAAGTCGCAGGCTGAATAGGTGATGCCGTCAACATTGACAAGGAAAGAATCCTTGACGAGTGACTCAATTTTTTCGATAGTGTCTTTTCCTGTTTCCATGGTTTATGCCTCCTTTGAAATTTCTGGGAACGGCAGGATTGGCTGCTCCACATTTTCCTCGTATGCGTGAACTCCGTCCTTTTCGCGGGCGAAGAACATTGATTTGCTGAACGGCTTGATTGGCGGCAAGAAAGTCTTGACCGACAATTCAGTCTGAGCCATGAGCCTGTCTTCTGTAGGCTTGATGCAGAGTGTGAGAGTGATTCTTCTCGGAGATTTTGCCGGGGTGTTTATGTCCCGGATGTTGTCGATTACTTCTTTCATTGCGTTCTCGAAGTAATCATTTGCTGCTCCGCCTGAAAGTGTTTGAAGTGTTACTAACGATCTTTCCATTTTTTCATTCCTTTTTCTTTTCTTTTCCCTTGCCGACCTCGAAGGCCTCGCATTCCTGTCTCTGCCAGCGAATCTTGCAGACCTCACCGTCGTGAATCTGCACGGTTACGCCGACCGTCCCGTATTTGATTCTTGCGGCTTCCCTCTCAAGCCTTGCCGCAAGCCTCAGGTATTCCATGCCCCTCATGCTTCCGGGCTCTCCTCGGGCACTAGCTGCATCCGAGCTTCCACCCATGCCTCAAGGTCTTTCTTCCTGTAGCGGACGATCTGCCCCTCACGCATCTTCGGGATGTCGAGCCTTCGCACTACCTGCTCCGAGAGCTTGAGGTATTTTGCCGCCTCAGCAGTCGTGAGAATTTCGTCGAAAATCTCGCTTTTCTCTTCTGCCATTTCAGATGTTCCTCCATATAAAAAAAATGGGCTTCGGTCGCTCCGCCGGGGACTGACCGGCTCGGCTTCCTTAGCCCAGTATTTGCTAATCCGTCACTTCGTGCCATGCGCCTCAGTCCTGCCCATGACATCGATGTCTTGAAGGTCCAGCAGTTGAGGGTGATTCCCGAAGCTCCAAATTAACTTCCGTTGAAAACTTCCGTTGCGACGGGTCTCATTTTCCGCTCAATGCTTTTTTTGTTGCCTTCCCGAACGGCTCTCAATACAAGGCTGGGATGGAGTGTTGCCCCCAGCTGAAAGCCGTTCGGGAAGGCGGCTGCTCCAACAGCCACCCCCTGCCATTTTTTTAGTGCTTCCCTTCCCATGTCCCCGGCTGACGGGTACAGAGCCTTGTATTTTCTCTGTTTGGGATAATCAGCCAGGGACTCCCCTTGTGTTCTTTCTGTCAAGAAAGAACACAACTCTATATACTACGATATAGAGCGAAACAACATTTGTTGTTTGATAATATTATCATAGTCTACATTTGTTGCTTTGTCAATGATAACCATCAACTTTTGTTGTTTTTTTTCGATTTTTTAAATATGGATACTAACGGCTTATTGATAGTTCAAAGAATTGATTCAGTGCTTAAAAAGCGAGGAGAAACCAGGGTCCAGCTAGCACAAGCTCTAGGAATTAAAGCGCAAAATATTTCTGCCTGGTATGTGCGCGGCACGATTCCGGGCGGTGATGTGTGCCTCAAGATTGCCCGCTATCTGGGAGTGGGCTTCGAGTGGCTCATAACCGGCGAGGAAGAGGGGCAGGAAGGCTCCCTTTCCGAGGAAGAGCAGGAGCTTCTTTCTTCCTGGCGCGAGCTGGCAGAGCACGAGAAAGCGGCGGTCCTTGCAATGATCGGGTCGTTTCTTAAGTCAAAAGCCGCCAAAGTTCCGGCTGATAGTGTAGGGTAAACTGACTGTAAGGGCATGAATGATATGATTGTGAAGACAAGTTTCGGAGCGATGTACAGGATATTGCGGTACATCGACCAGCAGATGGACAATGAGGTTTTCGACACCGAGCATTTCACGGCCGAAGAACTGGAAATGAGCGAGCCGAGGTTTGCAAAAATCTTGAAAGCCCTTGCAGACGGCGGTTTTGTCGATGGCGTGGAAGTGCGCGACTACGGAGAAAAAGACGAGTTCAGCCCAAAAAACTATAAGCGCTATGATGTCATAGTTGATGATGACGTGACGCTGACATTCAGCGGGATGCAGTTCATGGCAGAGCAGACGGCATTCGCAAAGGCTTACAAGGCCGCCAAAGGATTCCGGGATCTGCTTCCGATGTGAAATGACTGTAAGGGCATGGATTATATGAATTCAAGTTTTGGAATTATGCTGAAAATTTTGCGGGAAATTGACAGGCAGATGGACTCAAAGAAAATTGACGCATCCTCATTCACGCATGAACGGCTGGGGATAACTCACGAGCGTTGGGCGCGCTGCCTTGCCCTGCTTCTGGAAGCTGGATACATAAGGGGAATCACAGTGATTGACAACGGCTGGGAAGACGACGATCCGCTGAAAGACGAAAGCGAAAACAGATTCTTCGTTGACATGGAATCCCCGGAAATCACGATAGAGGGCTTGAAATTCCTCGCTGAGAATACGGCAGTCGCACGGCTCTACAAGACAGTAAAAAACGTAAAAGACCTTGTAAAGTGACTGTAAGGGCATGGAAAGAAATGCCGATAAAAAGATTATGAAAACACTTTCAGCGATTCATAAAATCTTAAAGTTTTATGATGACAATATGGATGCGGACGAGATTGACTTTTCCCAGCTTACGGCAAAGTCCCTCAAAATCTCCGGAAACCGATTTGTCAGAATTATGACAATGCTTTCCGAAAGCGGCTATATCGACGGAATTGAAGTCAGAGAAAACAATGATGATACAGTTGATGTGATTTTTGACGATTCTTCAATCACGCTGGAAGGGCTGAAATACTATGCAGAAAACGCACTGTTTCTGAAAGCCGCCGGAGTATTGCCGGAGCTTGTCTCAGCGGGCGCAACGGTAGCGGCAAGCGTGTTGAGCTGAAAGAGTAGGGTAGTGGAATGAGCCGTTACTCGCTTATATCAAAAGTAAACTCGTTATCCCAAACGTGGCCTATCTCATCCGCATATAGATTTATGTCAAAAACAGTATCGGATATATCGCATGTAACGGTTTTGACTTCATTATAACTCACAAGAGAATTTGCAAATGTAACATTTTTTGAAAGGAAGGCGCTTCCGCGTGATATTTCAAGATCAAAATCTTCACAACAATAATCGCCGCTTTTATGCCTAAAATGCAGTTTAAATTTGAGCCCTAATATCTGATTTCCGATGGATACATCTAAAAAGCCTCCCATACCCCATCGCTCAGACCAAGTACATTTTAAGTTCATAGAAACCATTAGATTTGGGTCTCGATTTTTCTGAGTTGTTATGAAATAATATTTTTGACTATTATAGTTTAAGCAAAGAGAACGCGGAAATCCTGTGCTTTGAGAGGGCTCTCCCCGAAGCGGGAGATATAAGAGCCTATTTCCTTTATTCATTGCAAAACAAATGGCTTCTTCAAAATATAATTTTGTATTTAAAAAGGGGATCTTATATTGCTGCCCATCAAAAACAATGATTAGCATCACATTTGTCATTATGCCACTCATACTAATAAAAACATATCTCCATCTTGTAAGTCAGCAGGGATCGTTGAAGAGGTATAAGTTTGCAGACGCAGTTTCCCCCGGACCGTGCTATTGTTGAATTCTGCATTGCCGTTATAATCGATTTTAAATCCGGAAACGCCCTCCGTATAATTTCCTTGAATTGAGCCGCCGACCTTCAAGATAAGATCCTGGGCAAGCAGTTTGTCAATAAATGCATCTTTCACCGCAAGCGTGTTCGTGAAAATCGTATTTGCCACGAGCCTGTTTAGGAATGTGAGGGCGTATGAGTTGGTCGCCGCCGCGCTCTCCGTGTTCATTGAAAGGATGTCGCTCAATGCGTCGGCGTTGTGCTCGACACGGTTGTCTTCTATCCATTTCTGGGTGCTTCCGTGTGTGCCGGTATAGCGATACACATAAGTTTTTTTGAAAGTTCCGTCAGTGACAAGACTGCTCGTAGTGTTTGCGGCGGTCCAGGTAATGAAATCACCAAAGCCCGGATTAGCCGGAAGATTGGCAATAGAGTTAATGGAGCCGAGATATTTGCCCGTGTCGCTTGCATTCAATGTACATTTAGCGGAGAAGGTGAGGCCGTGATAAGTAGTGGTAAGCGTAATGCTTGCACCTAGGAATGTCGCTCCATAGACAGAAGAAACTGAGACGGTAATGACAAGGCCGTTTTTGCTGGCCGAGGCCGTGAAAGCGTTCGAGTCAACGGAAACGGAAACAGCGTCAGCTTCAAGTCCATCGCTGCCCTGCATGAGGGCGGCGGTGAAGGTTGCAGTCTCTGCATAAAGCGTAGAATCCCCGTCGTTTAGATGAAACTGAAGTGTGGACCGAGAAAGCTCCAGCCTTGTGATGCTCAGATCTATGGCCTCGTCCGCTGTAGCCTGTGCCGCATTTGCCCTGGCTCGTGCATCGTCTGCTGCTGTTTGCGCATTGTTGGCCGCCGTCCGGGCATTGTTGGCCGCCGTCCGGGCATTGTCGGCTATAGCCTGCGCATCGTCTGCTGCTGCCTTCGAGTCAACTGTTATTTGGTTGAGGAGTGTCGCCCTGGCCGAATAAAAATTACTCCAGGCATTTTGATAGGCAGATATATCAGAAATGCTTGTATCCGTATCCATTGCGTTTACTGCAAGCCATGCAGGGCGGGCACTTCCGTCAAGAATTGCCGCTGTCGGCGAAACATTGTCATTAAGGGTCTGGGCTAATGCCGTATACGCTGAGGTTAATGGATTGAGGTATGATGCGATGACATAAGAATTTCCCTCTTCGTCTATATAGTTGTCGCCTGCCTCGTCCGTATAATCATAATAGAAATCTGCCATTGCCTTGTATTTGGAATAGTCAGCAACCGCTTCCATCCATTGAACATAGAGCTGGGCTTTTTCCGTTCCGCCGGAGATAATGCCGTCATCAGTAATATTTCTTATAAGCTGCATCGCCTCGTCTGCTGCTGTTTGGGCATTATCCGCTTTTGCAATGGCGGAATCCGAAATTGATGCAAGGGCCTCTAATTTGGCATTATATTCTTCATCGCCAATTATCGAGCCAGGTAGTTTTTGAATTACTGGCGATGTGAGGTTTGATTTATATTCTGGAATGACACCATACTCATAAATAACTTCAGAATAATCTTTGAGGGTCAAAGTCCAGCCGTCAGCATCCGGCTTTACAGCCGTTATCTTCATTTCATTGGTTATCCTGTCAAATTGGCCTGCCCCGTTCAAAAGCCCGAAGGAAAGGATGTTGCCGGGCTGTGGCATTATTCCGCCATCATCAGCCAACGGCTCCATAAAATAGAGCCTGCGGGTTTTCCCGCTTCCGTACACTTTTATGCTGATGTGCCTTTTTCCAGTTGTGTCTTGCGCCTGAATGATAATGCCGTAAGTGGCAGTTGAAGGCCTGTTAATTGAGATGTATGGCAATCCGTTCTCATCGCAATACTGCACCCCGTTCTCATCACAATATTGCTCAATATTACCGCCATCACCGCCGAAAACAACCATGTCGGAGATGTCGAGGGCGACAATTTCCCCGTTCTCATTTTGGAGTACTCTGTGAATGACGGCGCTTCTTATTCCCTGCCGGAGCTGTTCGAGCTGCAAGAGGATTTTAGCATATAGCGGGTAATAGTCCCCCTCATGCCCAACTTTAACCACGACTTCACGGGGCTGTAAAACCTGCTGCCTCATTCGGCGTTGACATATTTTATATACATGGTCAGCTTCTGTTGCGTATTCTATCGCTGTTTCGCTGCACACATCATCAAGGCCTTTTTCCCCGCCGTCAAGCATTACGTATCTGGTATCCTGCAGCCAGCTTTCCCGATTTGTGAAGCTGGCCTTGATTCCATCCGGCTGTCTTGCCAATGATTTCGCCGCCGTTATGCTTCTTACGCTCTGGGCGTTTAACAAAGCCACCGGCGTCGTTTCTTTCTTATCTATGGTAATGGCATATTTGCCCTCAGAATCAATGTACATGTCGGCGAAGCAAAGGGAAAGCAATTTGGAAATCAGGTCACTTTTTTTTATCCCCTGAGTGATAATTCCGTCACAGTAAAAGTGATTTTCATCGCAATATTCATACAAGGCCCCGAATGAATACAAATCAAGTTCGTTATCGGTCATTTGGGATGGAAGGTGAGTCTCACTTTCCATTATCTCAAGAATCCAGCTTGCGATGTTGCGTGTCGGTGTCTTTGCCTCGCTCCAAGTTCTCAGAACCTTGTTCCAGGTCCGTGCCACGCCATAGGAAACAGCGTTGATTTTATCAAGCATTCCGCTTGTGTTTGCGTTTGCAATGATACGCAGGCCTATGCGTGTAGTTTTCTCCATGAAAGGTGATTCAAGCGGCCGGCAAGGGACAAGGCTGCCGTCCCTGCTTTTTTTGTTGTCATAGCAGAATGAATTGACATAGAGGAGATAAACATTTTCTTGAGAGTTGGAGTCAGCTTTCGCCGTCTCCCGCTCCAGCTTGATTGAAATGTTTTTTCCATAAGCCTGAGCGAAGTTAAACGTCTTTGTCGCCGTGAAACGCAGCGTATGATTTGAATTGAATGTAAAAGTATTGCTGCCTGAGTCAAATGTGAATTGGTGCCAGGTTGTGCCGCCGTCATTGCTCCAATACGGATTGACTGTAACAGACTTGCTCCTCCAGTTGTTATCTCTGAATACTCGCAGTCCGTTGAACTGAATGCAAACCTCCACCTTCATTGTGTTATCAGCGCATTGTTTAATCAGCGGAACTAATGACTCTCCGTGCTTGTGTTCAATTTCATCGCCGTAATATTCACCGATGACTTTCTGCCCGAAATATGGCGTCTCAAATTCATGGGCCTGGGCTATCTCAATGACATTTTCATCGTCATAATATAAAGAATCAGAGTCAAAGGCTGTCACGAGCTCCTGCGGCTCAGAATCAGAAAATGTCTTGATTTTTTCATTTCCGACAGAAAGGGACTGAATGAGCTGTTTTCCCCATCCGGCAGAAAGAATAAGGTTGTAATACTGCTTCTCACCGTTTGTGCCGCCGATTGAATAAAAGCCGCCGTTAAGTTTATAGGGGGAGTTGTAACAGTTTCCCAAAAGAAATTGAATGGTCGAGCCCAGGGCGTTTGCGTTGCTTGCTCCCTTCAAGAAAGGGTATTGGGTTACTGCTTCACCTAATTTCTTGGCGTTTTTTTCAGCCTGTTTTGCTTTTTCTTCGGCCTCCTGAGCCAGCTGGTCAGCTTTATAGCCTAAATAAACGCCTACGCCTACGGCGACAACAGCGATAACGACGGCGACGACAGCGACGACGGCGGGTGCACCCGGGCAAACACGGATGTAAAGCACATCATCCTGGGTTACCTCGTAGTTTTCGGCTTTAATCCTGTCACCCGCTTTAATGACGGCACAATTAGCGAGGTCATACTTCGGCGGAAGAATATCACGGAGCCTTCCCGTTCCTGTGATGCTCTGATGTTCATTCGAGATAGAATTATAGATATGAAGTGTTCCCATTTTTATACAATCCTGTAAAAGTTTTTGACTGGAATTGAGCCAATCCTAGATATCCTAACACCCTGGTTTTTAGTTGAATGAAGGAAAGTTTTCTCATCGATGCAAAAACCGATGTGCAGTGAGCCTTTATAGTTCATTTCTATGACGGCATCTTTTTCAGGAGCGTCGATTTTTACTACATTCATAGTCGGGGCATACTCATCGGCAAGTTCCGGCGCATGGGAGGTGTATTTTACATCCCTCAAAATTTTTCCATGGCGACGTGCGGCTTCTATTGTTGAGCCATAACAGTCAAAACCGGTTAAGTCTCTGCCGCCATCTTTGTAAGGGACTCCAATCATGTCAGAGAAATCTTTTGCTTCATCCATGCCTTTACAGTCATTTTAGGCATTTGCACGGTTATTGTCGGTATCGTAGGCGTAGGGGCAAAAGGTCATGTCAAGCCTGTCGTCACGGTCAAGCTGAAACTGAAGCTGCATGTCCTCACCATAAGAGACAGAGCCATAAAAATGCACGTAAGACTTAATTTTCTCAACGACCCCGCCGCTTACTATTACCCCCTTGACGTCAAGGCGATATTGATAATTGGCGTTCTCGACAAACTCGACTATAGCGTTATCGATGCCGGTGATTTTGAGCGTTGCACCCTTGCCAGTTGTGTCGGGCGGTGTATACTCAAATGATGAAGGCTCGTACAGTTCATTATCTAGCTCCACGGCTTCGTTATTGTTTACAAGCCTGATCGTTCCCGCCGTCGGGTGGTAGAATTTTATCAAGTAGGGAAGCGAATATTTTCCGCCAGAAAAAAGGGTGTCAAAAAGTTCTGCATCAGTCATCAATACACCTCCTCGATATTCATGGAGAGCACACGGAAGAGCTGATTTGTATCTTGCGGGGTCGGAATGTCAGAAAAACGGTATAAACGGTTGCCAAGCCCCGCACAACGGAAAACTCCCGCCTGCCCGCCTAAATCGTCGTTAAACCAATTCCAGAACGCTTCTAGCTCAGTCTTATTAAGTTGAAGTGAACAGGTAAAAGTCATAACGCTGCGGGTGTTCACATTGTAGGCGGTGACTCTGCCGGATACATATTCTGTTTTCTTTGTGTTTTCTTTCGGTTTATCGTTGAATCCAAAAAACTTTGAATTCACATTTGCGCTCCAGTCAGTAATCGTCATAACAATGTCACTCCGTTTGTTTGGGTTTGGGCTATCTGCATCGAATCCGTATATTTTCCCTGCTTCATCGATGTATTAACAATTTTGTCAATGGTCATTGTGAGTCCATCAACAGAAAGCTGCGGAGTCGCACGCACTTCATTTGAAGCGTTGTTGATGACTTTGACATTCATGCTGATGTCACTTTTCCCGGCTCCTTTGTTTATGCTGTCCCAAAGTGCTTTCTGCTGGGCTGCATTTAGAATCATTTCCCCGTTTCGTGCGTGAATGTATGTATTGTCATTGCCGCTGGAAGCTCCAACGAATCCGCCAACAACACCGCCAGTGGCAAACGACGGGGCTTTAGGCTTGTTACTAATCGCTGTCGCAAGCTGAACCCCACCCAAAATGCCAATCATTGCCGCCATTGCTGGCCCGGCATACGGTCCGCCCTCAGCAAGAGCCTTTACAACGGCAAGTGCCGTCTGAGCCTGAATATTGAGCAGGTTTGCCGTCCATGCCCACATCTGAGCCTTATACTGTTTTTCAGCAGACTCCTTTTCAATTTTTTCCTTCATTTCGGCATATTCTTCTTCGGAAATCTCGCCGGCTTCAAGCTGCTTGTCGAGTTCGGCTATTTTTACGGCCGATTCGTTCTTTGCGTTTTCTACCGCCAAATTGGATATTCCAGTCATAATCTCGGAATACTTGTCAGCGAATTGTGCCGCAGTATCCAATTTGCTTTGAAAAGACTTTGCCCACTCCTGGACACCTGATTGCCCGATTTTTGCTTCCTGCTCCCTGACTTTCTTGAGCAGTTCTTCCAGTTCTTTGATTTTCTGGTTATATCCCTCCTGTGCGTCAGTGTTGTCGCCAATCAGAGCCTTGTTCTCCTCCAAACGCTGGAGTTGTTTTTCAATCTGCTCCGATAGTTTTGGCTCATCTATGGTTTCTACAAATTTTTTAGCTTTGTCCGTCAGCTCGTCAGTTTGCTTGTTGAGTTCTTTGATTGCTTCCTGATCTTTCTCCGACTTCTTTTTCTTTTCGATTGCTTCTGCTATTTCCTCATAGCCTTTTTTGATGTCGTTGAGCCGGGCAAGTGCTACGGAATTGTTTTGCGTCACAACGGAGGTGTCTTCGGCTATCAGTTTCAGATACGCATTTTCCCGAGCAGAAAGAATTTCTTGTTTTTGCGCAAGTTCGTCAACTTCTTTTCCCTCTGCCTGCATAAGAACATATCTCTGATTGATGGCCTCGATATTCTTCTGGAGCTCGGCGTTGTTTTTGGTGATGATGTCGAGTGCTTTTTTGTCGGCTTCTGAAACCGTTCCTTCCCCTGCGTTTTTTCGAGCTTCCGTAAGTTTTTCCTGAGCCTCAGAAAGCTGTTTTGTTACAGAATCAATGTCCCTTTGCAGTCTGTTGCTCGACCCGTTCCAGCCGTTTTGAAAAGCCGAATTAAGTTTCAAGAATTCAGAGTTTGCGTTTTTATATTTTTTTTCAATTTCGCTGACATTCTTTATTTCAGAATTAGCGTATTCATCAGCGGTAAACTTTGCTTCGTTATATTCAGCGGTTGCATCCGCAATCGAATCTGCGTATTTACTGTAAATTTGAGTCGTTTCTTCTATTCCTGAACTGTTGAGCAGCTCTGCCTGCCGCTGAGATTCCAGTGCTTCCTTATTGATTCTTAGCTGACTCTCAACATTTCGCAATTCTTCCAGATGTGTCTTATATGCAGATTTTGACTCTTCCCATTCTTTTTTAAGGTCTTTTGTCCATTTGCTCTGGTCAGAATTTGCAGCTTTTTGAACTCTCTGCATTTCTTCCAAATCTTCTTTTAATTGATTTACCACGCCCTCCAAGTCTGCGACACTTGCCTTTTCATCTTTGAGGGTGGCTGTGATGTTGAGTTTCTTTTTGAATTCTTCGGCTTCTTTTCCTGCGCTCTGTAACTTTTCAATGACAGTGCCGAAAAAGTTATTGAGCACTTTTCCGGCGGAATTTTGCAGGCTCATAAAAGCGGAGCCGATAACCTCTTTTAAGTCTCCGAATGTGTTCTTGAACTGCTGCCAGCCGCCTGTAGATTCTGCGACACTTTTGGCAATTCCTGAATATTGTTCCTTAAGGATTTTGACGGCATCACCGTTCTTCAACTGTTCCGTAGTTAAACCTTTAACAGCTCCACTCAACTGTCCAAGTTTTCCGGCACTTCCTGAATATGTGGCGTTGAGTTGTTTAACAGCCGTTTCTAGTGACATTACTCCATCAGTAGACATATCAAGAGCAGCTGCCATTATGTCCTGGATTTCAGCCTGATTTCTTCCTGCATCGAGAAGCTGAGCCATCATCGGCAAGAGTTCTTCATCACCTATTGTAGAGATTGACTGCAATTCATTGGCATATTTTTTAAGCTGGTCAACGGAATAGTCTGAAACATAAGGATTGTTCTTTGCAGCGGCTTCGAGCAGTTTTTCTGCCCCAACCTGTTTTTGACTTGCATCAGTCAAACCATTGATAGCCCCGGAAACCTTATTGATTATTCCTGTGGCTACATAAAAAGCGCCGCCCAACATTGTGACGGATTTGCTGAGTTTTGTTATTGGATTTTTCTCTACGTCTTTTGCCAGCTTGTTTAAGGAAGATGTTACTTTTGAGATTCCGCTCTCGGCTTCCTTTGTGTCAGCCTTGAATTTCATCGTTACATGCTTATCTTTTGCCATTTATAAATTCCTTTACAATACAGTCATTTTAGGCTTACACTGTAGGCATGATAGGCATTGTTTTATTCTTGCTTTTTATCGTCCTTTTTTCTGTGGCTCAGAAGGACACAAAAAATCTTCCCGACGAGCAGGAAGATGAGGATTTTGTCGTGCCTCTGGAAATGCTTTAGCCCTTCTTTTCTAAAAGGCGGTCAAATTCATCAGCCGCTTTTTTTTCTTCGGCTGTGACTTTTTCGGGAAGCTCCCAGCGTTTCCTGTTCATAATCTGCGCCTGCTTCCATTCCGTTTTGTCGTTTTCGTCAAAGCATCGGAAAGCCATTATCTCATTCAGTTTCGTGCCGTGAAGCCCCGAAAGAAGGGCCTTGAACTTCCACCAGTGCAGGTGCGTCTTTTCATCAAGCAAGTCGATTTTGTACTGCTCGTAAAATGCAGCATAAATCAATTCCGCATCCAGCTCATAATCAAGCACATTTTTATTGTCGTTTTCATCAAGGATGCGGGGAAGCTCTTTTTTATTGATGAAGAAATCAAGCAGGGCATCAAACCCCGCTTTTCTGTCTTTCGGAATCTGCCATTGATTCTGATAAAGAAAATCAAAATCAGCAAAGCAGGATTCCTGCGAAGCAAGCAGGCGGGAAAACATGAGCCAAAATCTGAAATCTGTTTTGATTGGATAAAACACCCCGTCAACCGTTACGGCTTCCGGGGCATTTGCTTTTGCAAGGTCAAGCACTCTTAGTCCGCCCTGTAGTAAGTGTCAGCGGCAAAAGTTGGAGCTTCCGCACCTGTAACGGCGGCATACACATCGCCGTCCTTGGTGTAATAGTCCGTGTAATTTGTTGCCCAATCGTCCGGCTCAGATGCCAAAAGGCTGAAAGTCGGAAGGCCGCCCTCGTGTGGCGTGAAAGTCACTTCACCGTTTTCGATGGTGATGTAACCTTCTGTCGGAGTGCCGTTTGCGTTGACTGTGACATCAATGACGGTGCCGGTTGTGTTGAAGTCGTTGACGACGATTGTCGAATTCCATTTCTGGGCGAAATACTTGACGGTATCGCCGACCTGCACCTTGTCAAAAAGATAGGCCAGGAGCAATTCTTTCTGAGCGTCAGAACCGACAAAGCGGTTTTTGTAGAGCTTGTAGAAAAGCTCAAAATCGGGCTGTCCCTTGTAGGTTGTAACGCCATAAGAGACATTCATCTTGTATGAAATAAGCTCGGTTGTCGGCTGTTCGTCCGAGATGTAGTCACGGTCCTCTGTCTGAGGATTCATGTTGACAGTGTTTTCTGTCGCCTTCTTGATCTGAACCCACGCTGGCACGGCTGGCGTGCCGTCGTTGAGGAACGGCCGGATAAGATGCTTTTTGATAAGCGTTGTTGGCTGCTGTTCTGGCATTTTTTACTCCTTAATTAAAGTTCAATTTCGTCTTCGGTTATGACTGTCAGCGAGATTTCCACGGCGGTCATTTGCTTCTCAACCGTTCCTGCATCGGTAAAGAAATTGCGCCGTCCGATTTCTGCCTGTTCGACAGTCCCATTCAAAGACACATCATCAAGCACTGCCCGGCGAAATGCCGCGCCATACCTGCACATCTGGCGGACAAGTACATCCTGGGCATACCCTCGACATAAAAAAGAAACGGTGAAATCGGAGCTTTCTTTGTCTGCTCCTATTTCCGATTCTTCATCGTCTTCGCTATCGGGAACGATTGCACAGACAATCTTGTCAGTGTAGCGGGACAAATCCACCGCCCCGAAAACGATGTTTTTTTCTTCGATTGCGTTCATCGGCGTATTTTCGTCTGCATATTCTGGAAGATAGCCGTTCACGGTCGAAAGAATGAATTGCTTTATGTAATTGAAAATTGATTCCATATCCTTACAGTCCTTTTTTTTAGCTCCAATATTTGGCGAGTTCCCTGTCAATCATTCTGTCAATGCTGGCTTCGTATTCAGAGCCCTCAATGTAGTTGTTGCCCTTTTGCACGAACCCGCGCGGACGGAGCCGTCCGTTTTCCGTGCCGTAGCTTAATGCCATGACTTTCGGGAAAATATTCTCTCCCTTTATTCCTTTCGGGAAGACATTCATTTCCGAGCCGTCTTTCTTGACTTTGTAGCGGTAAGAGCGCAAAAGCTCTCCGCTTCGCCGTTTTGTCGTTGCCCGGATTTCTTTTTTTACGACATCAACGGTGCCGCGCCCGATTATTCCGAGCGTTTGGCGCGAGATTGACACAAGGCTTTTTGAAGTGCCCGAAAGGGCGGCCTGCGCCCTGCTGATGTCGAGCTCAACGGAAAGAAATTGCCCTGTCTTTGCCATCAGTAATCAACCTTTGCAAGTTTGTATTTGCCTATGTTCGGCTCTAGGAAACGGTCAGGCTTGAAAGACTGGAATGTCCGGCTTGCCGAATCAAGATAGCTCGTGCTCGTGACGGAAACATTGCCGCCTGCACTTTCCCAAAGTAAAGACGCAATCTGCAAGGCTGCCGTAACAATCGGAGCGGGAACAGTGCTGAAACCCGCCGTATAATTGACGGTGTATTTTACGCCGTCAAGGAATTTAGAATCATCGTCGAATGCAATGTAATTTGTGTTCTTTACCACACGGATTTGTGAAAGATCCACTGTTTCCCCATCCTGTGTGACTGAGGTAATCTCCGTGACTGGCTTTGCCTCAAGCGGGAAAAAGTGGGAGTTAATACCACGCGCCGAAGTCTCATAATTCTGTGATTCCGGGCTGTAGCCTAGATAATCCTCAATGATTTTTTCAGCAGAGTCACAATAATTCTGCAAAAGCGATTCATCAGAAGGAAATTTGTCAGAGAATTTTTTCAAGTCTTCGGGTGTGATATATGCCATTATTTACTCTCTTCTGCGTTGCCGTTTTTGATGAGAAGGTCTGCAAGTTTAGCATTTAGCTCGTAAACACTTCCCGCAAGGAATGTGCCTTCTGGGCGGCAAATAAGGTTTTTAATTTTTACCTTTTTTTTGCCTGGAGTTTCAGAAGAAGAAACGGCTTCTCCTGTTCCTTTTAAATTCTGTTTATTTGCCATTACATCCTCCTGCATCAAGGCAGAGTGTCAGTGTATGGCACTCTGCCTTTTTTTAGTTACTCACCAGTTCCGACTTTGATTCGTGCGAATGCTTCCGCGAGAACCGGCGCACCGTCAGCGTATGCGATGCCCTTGAAGCCGATCTGATTTTTAAGAGCGAAAAGCTCGTAAAGGTTTTTGACTTCAAGCCCTTCGACATAAACCCACCAGTAATAGCTGAAATCACCGAGAACGGCAATGTAGCTTCCTGATGTTTTTACAGAAGGAGCATAAGCCGATTCAATAACCGGGAGACCGAGCAGACGGTCCGGCTCGCCCTCTATAAGACCCGGCCGCCAGATATACTGGTCGTCTTTGTCTTTGAGCAAGAGACAGTCGGTGAGGATTGTCGTTGACATTACCCAGCGGGCACGGCGACGATAAGCAGGTTTCAAGCTCATCTTTGTCTTGATGAGGTCGTCAGCTGTAAGTGCTGCGCCTGCTGTCGTGACGTCGCGGGTAGTTGGGACGCCGTTTGCCGAAGCCGTGAAAACACCGAGCGGCTGGCCTGAGCCTGTACCGACTGTAATTCCGTTTTCAAAAGCGGCAATAAGTTTCTCAGTGATTTTCTCACGGACAATTCTCTCAATCGGGAGGGCTGAGACCTTGACGAGTTTGTCAGAAATCTTGATCAGCTTGACGAGAGTGTTTGGTGAGAGCTCACGCAACGAATACGCGAGGGTTGCATCAGCGGAAATGTCATTTGCAGGGACTTCTGCGGTCCAGGAAGCATCACTTGCATCTGCTGACTCATACGGTGCCCCGAGAGATTTCGCCTCAGTTAGAGGGAACTTGCGGACAAGGCTGTAAAGTGGAGATTCATCCTCTACGCTCTTGATGATTTCGGCGACATATTCCTGTGGGGAAAGTGCGCCACCTCCGGAACCGACCGAAATGTCACGCTTCTCGCCTTTAAGGTAAGCGCGGAATTCCTTCATCTTTTCGGAGATTTCACCGCGGGTTTCGCCCTCGTCTTTTGGCAGTTCAGCTGAAAAACCGTTGAGCATTGCCTCACGCTCTTCTGCGGCAATTTCAAGAGAGAGCTTTCGGACTTCTGCCTCTTTGTCGGCAAAAATCTTTGACTCTTCATCAGAAAAAGCGCGGTTTTCTTTCTGTGCAAGCTCGTGCATTGCACGGAGCTCAGCTATAAGTTTTGCACGCTGTTCTTTTTTGTTCATTTTTCAATCCTTCAGTTAGATTCAAATTCAAGCAGCGCAAGCTCACGCTCACGCTCATCCGATTCAAGTTTACGGCGTTTTTCGGTTTCCTCAGCTTTAAGTCGCTCCGCTTCAAGCTCTGCGATAACTCCCTCGCACCAGCTTCGGGCTGAGATTTCCGTGCCGTCGTTTGCAGGTGACGAAACGGCAGAAACATCGTAAACCTTCTCAAAATCCGTGATTGTACGGATATAGATTCTTTTTCCTGTTGCTTCGTCTTTGATTGATTCCATCCGCTCCCCGCGCACGACAAAACCGAAGCTCATTTTTGTCGTGTAGCCGCCTTTGATTTCCTCAAAAAGCGAACGTCCTTCACCAGTGCCGCCAAGGTTGGCTTTGATGAAAAGGCCGTGCCCGTCTGGCCTTACTTCGAGAGTCTTGTTTGAGATTCGGGCATAAACCCGCCCGACATGGTTGTACTGGAAAATGACGTCAGAAAGATCGCACTTGTCAAAAGCCCTTGAATCAATCTGCTCTTTGAAAATATAAGAATCTTCTTCCCAGAGGATATAAGGCTCGTTGAATGTTGCTGCATATCCTTCGACGATTCTTTCCTCACTGTCAGGCGTCCCCATTTCACGACACTCAAGTTTCATTGAGCGATACTGCCGCCCCTGAAGAAGTTTTTTTGAGATTTTTTCAAGTTCTTCATCCATTTTTCTTTTCTCCTAAGAATACAGTCATTTTTATTTTTTTCAGCCCAATAAAATATTATGATTTTTCTTCCATATTATTCTTCTTGTTTAGGATTAGAAAAATCATTGTTTTCATCGGGATTTCCTTCTTTTGGCTCCTGATTGTCGGGATTGTCTGAATCTGAGCTCGTGCCGTTTCCGTCAATCGGTGCCATGTTGACCTGCATGTAATGCTTTTCTGCGAAAGGCTCATCAACCCTCGGCAAATTCTCCATCGCATAAATCTGATTGAGCGTGTAGATGCCGTTTGTAAGGCCCTTGATGTAATTGTTGAAGCGGGTGTTTGCATCAGCCCGAAGAATTGTGTTCGGATCAAATTCTGCATAGCAGTCATCCTGCATCCAGGAAGGGATAAGCTGAGAAAAATACTGATTCAAAAGGACAAGCCAAGGCGTAAGGGTGTGCTGTAGGAAGAAAGTATTGAACTGCTCCATGTTCGTGAACTTCGCGGAGTCTTTGCCCAGCATGAACAGAGGAACCCTGTAGATTTTTGCGATTTCCTTCTCAGAAAAAGCCCTTAACTCCACAAGCTGGCTGTCAGTATTCCCGCCCAGCTGGAGCGGTTGTGCCGTAAGGCCTTTATTTAAAATAACCGGCTTGTTTGCGTTTTCCTTGCCGCCGTAGCTTTTTAAGAACCGTTCTGCAAGCTCATCACTGTTTTCCTTGGTCCAGTTCGTCACTTCTTTTGGTACGGTGAGAATCATTTTTGAATGTATTCCGCCGTCAAAGTAGGTCGCCGTGTATTCGTCAAGCTCCAGCCCTGTCTTTGCTGAATGTGTGGCATATTCAATCGGCGAAAAACCTTTAAGCCTGTTGTAACGGATGGCCGGAATGTGGAGAATTGTGTCTCGATTGTATTTATATGTGCCGGTGCTTGTGTGGTAAATGTAATAGATTTCTCCTTCCGGCGTTTTCTTGATGTCAACGCTTGAAGGGTCAAGTGTATAAAGTGCGGTTGGATTATAGTTTCTGTCACGCTCAACGAAGATAAAAGCGTTTCCTTTCAAGAGAAGGTGAAGGAGTATTTTCTTTTTGAAAATAAAAGGCGTGTCGTCTGGATTCGGGCGGCGGGTCAAAAGACGGTAAAGCGGCAGATCAAGGGCACGCTCCCGGCTGCCGTTTACATTTCTGTAGACATTAAAGGACAGTGAGGCGACTGCATCAGAAATGATGTAAACACAGCTCGCAAGCGTTGTGTTTGCGAGCATTTCCCCGACTGTCATGTAAGGCGAAAAATAGAAAATATCTCCGCCGTCATAATGAGACAGTGGGATTGAATCTGTATCATTTTTAACCGTCGTATTTGACGGAGTTTTGCGGATTTCAATGCCAAATAGTTTCATACTGTTACAGTCATTTTATTTATAAAGCGTGATAATTCTTGCGCTTGCAGGTTTTCCAATCTTCACGCAGACGGAATCAGAGATTGAGTTGAAGACAATCTTTCCGTCTTCCACTACAACCCAGTGCCCGTGCTCTTTTCCCTTTTCATCGAGATAAACATACCTCACGGGCGTGGGCTCTTTAATCCTGCTGATGTCCTTGATTTCTTTCTTTTCGACATGCCAATTTTTCCCCGTGAAGAAGTGGAGCAAAGCCGAAGCGTTAAGGACGGTGCATTCTTCATCGAGCAGTCCTTTATCCATTGCCGTTGAAATGTGCTTGATCATCTCCCCCTCAGATTCCGGGATAATTCCCATGCAATAGAGATAGCACATGGCAAGGCAGCCATATTTTCCAATCATTAAGGCCCTAGTCTGCGGATTTTTCATTTTTTTACCTCGCTATTTATAGATTTGTCGGATTCTGACTAATCCCTCAATTATTTCCCTGGTCCAGTTGTTCATCCGCTGTTTAAATTCTTTCGTCTGGAATTCAGGCTTTACATGCAGGCTATATACCAAGGCACATATTTTTTCCTGCTTTATTTCGATATATGCAGAATTCAGATTTAAATGATTAAATGTCACCCAATCCACAACTTCATCGTAAACTCTCTCAAGAATGAATTTCGTGAAATACCCATTGTATTGATTTGTTGCAGGCGTGATTTTCGATTCCAGCGACATTATATAAATATGTGCCCACTCCACTTGCTGCCTTATGATGTTCCTTTCTTTTTCTCCATTGCCGATTTTCAGGCGGCTTGAACTGAAAGAAAAAAAGCCATTTCTTACCTCATGAATGAAAATGACAATGACTACAAAAACAAAGCAAAGCACGAGCCACGAGTTTTTGTCAGTCAAGATTTTTCCGATTGCTTCCCACATGCTTTTACAGTCATTTTTATTTGTAGTCTGTGATTCTTATGGTGCACGACGGCTCGTTTTTTTTGTAAAGGTTTTCGACTGTAATTTTTCGGCAGAAATGCCATGTGTCGTCTTCGATGATGTTTGAATCTATGAGCGTATCGAGAATGGAACTTGTGGCATTATCACCGTCTCTGCGCCTGAAATCTCCATGAGTAAGGGTAATTTCTATATGAAGTTCCTGATTCAACGGTTTTTCTAATTTTTGCGATTTTCTTTGAAAAATAAGCGAAAAAAGGGCCATTTCGTGCCATTTCTGATAGTTTTTTGAGGGAATTGTTTTTCCGCTTTTGAGCGTTGTCCGGCTGTTTTTTTTCGCCGGAACTTCGCCCCGTAATGTGAAAATGTAATTCATATATTTACAGTCAGCCTAAAAAAATGACTGTATCTGCATGAAAGAAATTGCAAAAAGAATTGCCGTCAAACTGACAAGCGTAAAGAATCAGCTTACATATTGGAGCTGTTTTCTCATCACTTACATCGTCATAAAAGGCAAGTCTGATTTTTACGGAATCGCACTTGCCTTGTGCGGTGTCATTCTCAGCTACTTTGCCGTCTCTGAGGTGCAGAAGCATCTGGAAGCAAAAAAAGGAGATAAAAGTGAATGAAAAAAACAAATCATTTTTTGAAAAGGTCGGCTTGTGTCTGTCTGCTCTTTTTCTTTTCGTGCTCGGCCTGTTTCTCGGAAACCGTTTTCAAAATAAAGGAAAGCGAGTTGATCAAAATCCAGCAGGAAACGGAAAACTTGACGAAAATCGTGAGCGAGCAGAACAGTCAGCTCTTACAGTTGCAGAAATTATCCAGCGAGTTAAGGACCGAGGCGGAGAGAGAGAGGAAGAAAGCCCAGCTTTATAAGGGCATTGCAATCGGAGCTTGCGCTTCCTCAATAATCCTTGCCGGAGCTTTAATTTTTTCCCGCAAATAAAAGTGTCACATAAAAGTGTCACATAAAACGCAGATTTTATATAGTGTCAGATATAACTAAATAGCATTGAAATTACAAGGCAAAATAAAAAAAACTCTTGCAATTCTTTATATTTTAATGATATACTAATGTTAAATAGTGTTGTATAATACTATATTAGCGACTGGCTAAAAGATTCGCAATCAAAGGGTGGTCGGTTCGAGTCCGATCGTCTCCAACTCTTTAAGTCCTTGCCCTGCAATGTTTTGCATCAAGGCGATTGTTCCTCTTCAAGCGGGTCGCTTGCCATTTTTTTAAAGTGTGACATGAAAGTGTGACATAGTTTATTTTTCAATGCACTTTCCGCTGTCACTATAAGGATTCTCTTAATATGGTTAGCCATAAACTCCCGTTCTCTCTGTCAAAACGGAAAAACAGCCGTTTTTATTATGTTCGTTTTAAAAATAGCGAAGGTAAATATCTCTCCGCTGTCTCAACGCAAGAAGCTGACTACGATAAAGCCGTTTCCGTTTCCCTTAAATGGTATGCCTCAGGGCAAATCAACAGCAAACAAAAAACGCAGGAAATTAAAGAAAAGTCGTTTCTGCAAAATTTGAGGAACGCCGATATCAGTGAAAGTGAAGCCCCGAAAATCCTGGAACTGTTGAAACAACGCGGCATTTTAAAAAGTTATGTACAATCAGGCTCAAAAAATGATGTCAATTTCGCTGAGTTTTTAAAAACTTATTGGAGCTGGGAAAAATCTGAATATATCCAAGAGAAATTGAGAACAGGAAAAAGCATCGGAAAAGCTCATTGCAAAACCTGCCTGCACTATGTTCGAGATTTTTGGATTCCTTTTTTTAACGGCAAACTTTTAGGCGAAATTGAAAGGCCAGATTTAAGAGATTTTTTGTCATTCATCCAAAAAATGAAAAAAAGTATATCGGCAAAAAATCAAATATGGCTTGCAGGTGCTCAGGCCTTGCGCTGGGCTTACAATAACGAGATGATTGACCGTGACATAACTGCTGGATTAACTGGCTTTTCCGGAAAAAAACCACAACGACAAATACTCACGCCAGAACTTGCAAAGGCTGTTTTTACCGTTGATTGGAATGACAGACGCTTTAAGCTCGCAAATCTGCTTGCAATGTGCACCGGCTTACGAATCGGAGAAATAAGAGCGTTGAGAAAATGTGACCTCGGCGAATCGTGCCTTTATATCCGGCACTCATGGAGCAACATCGAGGGCCTAAAATGCACAAAAAACGGCGAAAACAGAACTGTTTTACTGCCATTTCCGGGGCTGTCTGAAAAACTGCTTGAACTTGCTGAAGCTAATCCGTTTGATAAGAGCATGGAAGCATTTGTTTTTTTTGCTTCGATTCCCGGCAAGCCGATTGAATCAAGATGCTTTTTACATGCTTTGCATTCAGCACTCGAAAAAGCGGGGATGAGCAAATCAGAAGCCAAAAAATATTGTTTTCATGCCTGGCGTCATTTTTATGCTTCATACATGCGTGAGAAGGTCAGCGAAAAGCTCTTGCAAAGCCAAACGGGCCATAAGACACTTGCGATGCTGGAACATTATTCAGATCATAAAATTGCCGGAGATGATGAAAAAATCGAAAGTGCACAAAGAGAAGTTTTCGGGGAAATTATTGAAAACAGCAATATAGAATTCTCTCCAAAACGGCTCTACCAGAATGTAAAGACTGATTTCATGGATAAATCAGATTTGTATGAACATTCACGGCAATTCAGATAAGAGGAACCGCTCTTTCAGTGTATTTCTGACAGGAGCGGTTTATTTTTTATACGGACTCAAGTTCCCCTTGCAGCTCATTGATTCTGTCACGCACTTTCTGTCTCTCTTCCATAAGCTCGTCCAGATCATAGGGGAGCTCGTGCCCTTGCAGTTTTGCCTCATAGCATTTAACGACCTTCCAGTCTCCGATGTCACTTGTCGGAGCGTCAAGCCGTGAAACAAGACAACGAATCTCACTCTCGATTCTTTCACGCTCCATCTGTTTTTCCATTTTGTTTTCGTCCATGTAGGTCTCCTATAATTGATTTATATAAAGCGTCAAGATTTTTGACACTGTTATAGCAGTTATATCTGATGATGTTCCCACGCCAGCTTTTATACTGATCTTTTATCTGTGAAATTGTCATTTTATTTTGATTTACAAGCCCGGAGAGCTTTTTCAGCTTTCGCCGCTCCCGCACAAATCCTTTTCGGACCGGTCTTTTTATAATCTTTCCGAATTCCGTGAGATTGTAGCGAATCTGCAAAAAAGAAAAACCTTTCTCAAGTTTCACAATCTGCGTTTTCTTTGTATTGATTATAATTCCGAGCTTTTCTGTAATTACACGATACTTTTTGAAAAGTTCTCTTAAAAAGTCCTTGTTTTCGTGAATAATATATGTGTCGTCCATATAACGGCCATAATATTTGCAGCCTTTGACAATCTTGCAGAAATTATCAAGTTCTGTAGGATAGAAAATACCCGCCGTCTGTGAAAGCTGGCTTCCGATTCCGACTCCTTTTTCATCGCCAAAAGTTGAAATCAGATAGCGCGTTAAATTTATGATTCTTTCATCATCAATTTTTTCTGCGATTTTCTTACATAGTTCATTATGAGGAATATTGTCAAAATACTTCGAGAAATCTATCAGAAGAACATAACCCTTGTTGCCGTGCTTCCTGTAATATTTTTCCAAATGTGCCTGCAGGCGTTTTCTCGTGAACTCTATCCCTTTTTCCCTCTGGCTTGCGCCGTTGTCGTAAATCAGATACCTGAATAAATGCGGATTCAAGATATTGTCGCAAAGATTTCTTTGAATCACCCTGTCGGATATATGCAGGGCCTTAATATGCCTTTGCTTTCCTCTTTCGCTCAGCTCAAACTCGCTGAACGGCTTTTGCCTGTATGTTCTGTTTAAAAGCTCATTCCGTGCCTTTGTGATGTTCCGTATTATGTCAGCTTCGTAATACTGCACGCTTGCTTTCCAGTCAGTGCCTTTTTTGCATTTCTGAAAAGACTCATAGAGATTATCCAAATCACAAAGTTTTTCAAAATCTGTCATAATATAATTGGAAAAATGTTCTTAGTGGTACTTGTCGTAACAAACCACATCATCTTTCATATTCACCTTTTACGGTAAGGACTCTGCTTCCTTCGCCATTGTGTGCGGAAATATTTTCCTTTACACACGATTTCAAATCGGGGACGGACATAATTGTTCGTATTCCCAGCGTTGTTGTAGTTGGCATTGCCATTGTTGTTGACATTGCAGAAATTAGCAGCAGACGCTATCAAGCAGAACCCTTTTCTTTCCTCCTTTTATTGTCAGACTGGCGCCAGCCCTTTATCAAATCTTCCTCACGGTCTAAAGCGTCCATGAGGTCGGTCGTGAACTTCAAGCTCACATCAAACATCTCCTTTATGTGGTCGATTTCCACATAAAGATTCTGGACTATCCCTATAGCATTGTTCTGTGCCTGTCTTCTTTGCTCCCATTCAAAATCATAGTTGGGGTGCAGCTTGTTCGCCTGTACGATGTAGAAAATAAGCATATTGCAGTATTTCTTAATCAGCTTCTTCTCATCTTCAAGATACCATTCGGGATATTCTGTGTTATACGCCTTGTTCGGATTGACTCCGTACTTCGCGTAAATCTCATTGATAACCTTCAAGTCTTCTTCACTGATGTCTTTTGCAACCTGCTTTATGCTCCGTGGATTCTTCTTGATCCCAAACTCACGGATTAACCACAAGTCAATGTTCTTCCGTATGCGTTTGGCATTCTTGTAGAATTCCATTTTGCTCAGGTCACGAAGCCCGCTCGGCTCACTCATCCTTATTCTCCATCAAGTACGATATAGCTGTACTTGCTTACGATGATTTTATCCTCGCTGACTTTGAAATACTCTGCGAGTATTTTCTTTATGTCTGTTGTGCTTAATACTTTTCCTGTTTGCATATTTTTCTCCTGTCTCAAGAATTTTAGTATGTGCTGAGGTGGCTCACCGCCACCTCAGATTAAAGATACGCTCCGGCTCCGCCTACGCTGCGAGGACGAAGCGGGGACGGACATAACGGCCCGCATTCCCAGCGCCGTCGACGTTGGCACCGCCACGGTGGCCGACATTGCAGACATTAGCAGCAGACGCTACATCTTTCAGCCACCACCATGCGCTGCGGTTATTCAATGCCTTCGTGCTTGCCGCGAACAACGGGAGCCTTGTTTTTGCAGTTCCCGTGTCGTAGCCCGATGAGCTCCATATTATAGAACCAAAAGCCTCAACCTCGCTCATAAGAACGGCCTGACAGCTAGTCCATACCCAGCTAGACGAACACCCACCCGCATTGCCGAAACGGTTATATCCGCTTGTGTTTATGCTGTTTGACAATAGTTCCCTTGTGGTTTTTAAGTGGCTTCCGAACTCCGCATACAACTGCTGATTGATTGTCGCTCCGCTTGCCGTTGAGCCTGCACTTACCACCGCACCCAAAACATCAGTGTACATTTTGGAACCGACATACCCGCCCTCCGTTGTGTTCGTGTCGTTCATTGCGTGCCTTCCAAAATATTGTGAGCCTTCCTCGCCTTTGCCCGGAACCATTACAAGGTGATGATAGTTCACGACGTTTGAATCTCCGTTGCCCATGAGCGTGTCTATTCCCGCAATCGTCACCCAGTCAGAGCCTACATCTCCTTGATAAGAATCAGGGCAGGTTATCGCCCTGCTCATATGGATTCTGTCACCACAATAAATATCCTCAAAAAGTGAGTATCCGTCAGTGCCGTTGAGACGCTTCCATAATGAGCCGTCCGTGACATAAGCTGAGATGTCCTTACCCAATATTGGCGAGCCGTTCTCAAGCACATAGCGGGGTATGTTATGCGAGAAAGCAAAAAAATTTTTTAATCCGTCCAGTGAAAATCTTCCGTCATTACCGTCAGCGTCTGTACCCATAAGGAAAGATGTCTCTAATGGTGTTTTGAGTCCCTTATCAATAAATCTTATGCCCATTTTCTTTTCTCCTACACTTACAGTCATTTTTAGAAAATCATGTCTGCTACGGAAAATTCCTGAGCCAGAAACGCTTCATTCTGTGCCACACCGTGGGCCATTATCGAGCTGATAACACCGTCTATGCGCTGGGTGCTTGCCTTGCTCTTTTTCATCGGCTTGTAGTTTCCGTTTACATCGGGCTTTATTTCAACATTGTTAATCATCCAGAGCATGACGGGCGAATTGTCAACAAGATGCCCGTCCTTCACGCTCTTTTCATAAGACTGAGTAAGCGGAGAGAGCTTTCTTAAACTCTGCTCAATTTCTATAAGGGCGATGTCCGGCCGTTCATTTTCGATTCCCTGTATGACATCCTTTGCCTGCCATTTGTCGTAGCCGATTCCACGGATTTTGAAACGCAGGGCATCATCAAGAATGTCGCGGATGATGAAAGAATAGTCGATTGTTTGCCCCGGAATTGCGGTTATAATTCCTTTTTCAATCCACTGGAAAAAATTGATGTTTTCCTTTCTGTAGCGTTCATGCGCCGTGCCCTCTGGAATGTAGAAGCGGTGAAAATAGAAGTCCTTTCCGTCTTTTTTGAAAAGTTTTGTGAATGCGCAGAGGTCGTCAACTTGTGCAAGGTCCAAACCTCCGAAACATTCCATGCCCTCAAAGTCGTCGATATTTGCCGTTAAAGATTTATTCTTCTGCCATGTTTCGATTGCAAGCCATGATTTTTCACCGCCGCCGCCCCAGATTCCGAAAGTCTTTGCTTTCAGCTCCGGGATTTTGTGGGGCGTAAGCTCGGCATCGTCAATGTCGGACTGAATGACGGAAGGGTCAATGATGTCGTAAAGGCTTGGATTTGCCTTCTGCCATACGGCCGGATCATGGTAATCATCGCCTTCATCGAGTGCGTAAATTACGGAGAAGAATTCTTCCTGTGTCTGCACTCCGTTCAGGATTCGCTTTGCCTTTGCGTTCTGCTCGTAGCAGGCGTTTGAAATCTCAACATCGGCAGTCGTAACTACGACAAGCTGAGCGTCTTTCTTGCTTCGCATACCGTATTGCATCGACATGAAAAGTTTATCGCTCTGAAAATCGTGGTATTCGTCAAGGACCGCGAAGCGAGGGCGCAGACCGTCAACGGATTTTCCGCCGTCGCAGTAAAACCCGAGCCGTGATTTTTCGGAAATGTCCTTGAATGTGATTGCGAGGGAGCGGCAGTCGAGGATTTTATCAAGTTCCGGCTCTGCGATGATGATGTCCTGAACTTCCTTGAATGTTTTTTCTGAAAGTGTGTCCGAAGAAGAAACTATGTAGCTTTCTGATGCCTTGTACTTGAGGAAGTTGTAGAGGACAAGCGGCAGAAGAAGTCCCGTTGTCTTGCCGTTTTTTCGGTTTACCTCGATATATGCCATGCGGAAGCGTTTCCGGTCCGTGTCGCCTTTATGTCTCCATCCTTCAAGGTTTGAAAAACAGAAGATTTGCCACGGCAAAAGCTCGATTGTCTTTCCGTTGAGGTCTCCGGGCTTGAGTGATTCAGCAAAAGAAAGAACCTTGTCAGCTTCTTCCTGGATGTATTCATAGGGAAAGTCAGCCCGCTGGGATTTTTTCAGATCGTTTCTGAAACGCTGGATTGCCTTTTTTGTATAGATTCCGGCCGTTATTTTTCCGGAAAGAATGTCATCACAGTATTTTTCAAGAATTTCTGCATAGTTTTTCATGCCTATACAGTCATTATTAACATATTATGATTAAAAGTTATTGACAATTATTCTATATTGCAATATATTATAACTATCAGGAGCGTTGCTCCGAAGTTCATCTTTATTAAAGGGGGTATACATGACTGAGCGAATAAAAAAAACCTTGAAGACTGTACTTGCGGAAGTCTACAAGGCATTCGTTCAAATCCTTATAGGTGTAATTCTACTGATTATCAGTAGACACATCTAACGGGTGCGAGGTTGGGTTGGTGTAGCGACCGCCCAACCTTTAGTCAAAGTATACTCCCTAGGGGGCAAATATGTCAAATACCTTGAGAAAGTTTCTTAAAATCACTCTTGAATCCGTTGTGCGTGGAATCATAATTGCATTGATTCTAATATTCGCAGAACGCATGGGGTGGTTATAATGCCTAGAGGCGGAAAAAGAGAAGGCGCTGGCCGCCCGGTCGGTACTGTTAAAGGACGGACCGTAGAATACAAGACAATCTCAATTTCCGCCCTGCCTGAAGAGGTGGAGCGGATTAAAGAACTTGCTAAAAAATCCGGAAAAACTGTAAGCCGCTATCTTGTCGAGCTTGCCCTTAGTAAGTAATACTTACCCGTGCCGAGTTTCGTGGCACGGGTATTATTTTCTTCTTTTTTCATTTTTCAAACATCCCTGCTTTCTCCTGCCTTCCACGGTAGATAAAGCCCGCCTTAAAGGCTTTTTTGACTTCATCGCTAATATATTCAAGCTGATTTTCTTTCACATATTCTTCTGCATATTTTTCACCGCTTTTCGACTCCGTTGAATTGATGAAATCTTCGAGTGTCGCCGTTGTGTCTTTCAGCGTTTCCAAAAGCCCAGTTAATTCCATTTTCGCCCCCTGTTATTTTACTACCTTGTAATATTTACTAGGCCCGGTAAATGCTGATTCATACCATTGAAAAGCAATGAGGTTATCTGTCTCTTCATCAAAGATACAGCCGTTCGCAAAGTAATAATGACTGTCTTTATCAAGCCTTTCCCATTCTTTTTCTGTTATTTCCTCAAGTTTCATTCTCCGCACTCCTTAACATCAGCAAGATGTATTGCATAAACAGGCTTGCCTATTGCAAGGTCTGTGTCTTTGCCGTCAACTACCTCAATTTTCTTTATAAAGGCCTGCAGTTTCTTTGACGGATTGTATCCATTTTGTAAAATACAAGGCATTTGTTTTATAAATGTCATTTTTGTAATTCCTTTAATTTCTGCCCCCGGGCTGCTTTCAAACATTACCGAGCCATAATTATTTTTATAATTCCAATCTTGGACAGCATTTGTGATTCTCTTTATCCAATAAAGTTTCACTTCTCGGAACTCAACTTTCTTTTCGCCGCTCTTGATTTTCTCATACCATTCTTTTTTAAGTGGAAATATTAGCATAAACTACTCCTTCAAAAAAAACTAATCTTCTAATACAAGTTGATAATCACTATTAGACCAACCTCCGCTACCTTTTATAGCAACAACTTTTTTCTGCATTATACTGTTCCAAAAAGCCTGATCTTCTTTAGAAGGAATTTCACTTCGCCCGAATCTATATTCAAAATGATGTTCACCAAAAAATGGCTCTTTTTCACTTTTGATTCCGATACGGCCCCATTCTGATTTCTGATTTACAATATCAACAAGAACTTCATTTACTGTTGCTTTTGGAGAAACCTCAATAATGTACTCTGATGTTTCATCGCTTCTTGTTTTGCCGTGTCCTACAATTTTAAAACTGTTCATAGTTTCACCACCTAATTCCAATGCTTGCAAATCCACTTCACGAGCAAGATTATCAAATCTACCCATTTCCATATTGCAAAAGGAACTGTGATAAAAAATCCAATCACAATTAAGAATAGACCATCAAACAAATCTTCCATCATTTATTGCCTCCAAAATATCTCAGCAAGTTTCTTAATATCTTTGCCCGCTCTTTTTCAATTTCTTTATAAAACTCAGCGATTTCTTCATCTGTCATTCTGATACCTCCTCACTTAATCAAACTGAATCAATGTATCGTCGACGATTACTTTTGATTTACCACTACCATGACTATGTGCGGAATCTGTCATTCTTCCGTTTCCTGTAGCAAAGTATCTAGCCCTGCCTTTATCATAGAAACGATAAATCTTCACACCGTCACACTCGAAAAGAAACTCAATGTTAAAATCAGCTCTTGCATTTTCTGATGGAACATAAGTTCCTTCTTTTGCACAACTGACACAAACCAAGGTTAAAAATACCAATAATAATTTTTTCATTTCTCTATCTCCTTCAAGAATTGTTCTGCTTCTTTGACTGCTTCCAATTCTCTAATTTGCTCACCGTCTATAGCTGTCAAATCATCAATCAGGTTTTTAATTATTTCTTTTGCTTTGGTAAGTTTCTTCTCAGATTTCTTTTTCTGACTTTCAGCTCCCTGCATATAAGCAACAGTCGCAAGGTCTTCGTTATTCTTGACTTCTTCTTTCAGTTCTGCGTTTTCCTTGCAGATAATCTCAAAGCCCTGCTGTAATACAGGGTCTTTGAGTGCAAGGCTGATTCTGTCTTTCATCTCGTCTTTAGTCATTTTCTTCCTCCTGTCTGGTGCGGGGCTAAACGCCCCGCTGATTATCCGATACGCTCCGGCTCCGCCCACGCTGCGAGGACGAAGCGGGGACGGACATAACCGCTCGTAACCCCAGCGCCGTAGTAGTCGGCAAGGCCACCGTTGCCGACATTGCCGAAATAAGCAGCAGACGCCGCACCTTTATACAGAGTTGAAAGCCAATACCAGACTGAAAAATCTTCATCAAAATCAAAACCGATTCTATTTTTACCACTTTTAAAAAAGTCAAGGCGGTTTTCGCCAAAAACTTCGTCATAACTTGGTAAATCACAAGTTACGGCAGGGATTCCCTGCTCATTCAAAGACTGTAGAAATTTTGTCTGAAGATAAATGGCAAGCTGAGTTTTTGGAAAGTCCCTCTGGCCATTAAAATCAACCGCAGAAGAGAATAGACAGTGATTAAATATTAAAACAATCTCTTTTTCGGTTTTGTTTATAACAATGGCTTCATCAGATTGTATTTGTCTTTCTGAAAACTGCATTATTTCTTCGCCAGGTATTTCACACGCTGGAACCGTAAAAGCCGGAATAAGAACCCTGTCTCCGATACTTACATCCTTTTTACAGTTTAAGAATCCTTCTAAACTCCAAAGGCGATTGCTTTTGATGACTCCGATTTTTTTCATTTTCTTCCTCCAAGTATTGCGCTGATTGCGCTTTCGTTTTTCTGTATCTCTTGCCCTGTTTTTATGACATTCAGCTCATCAAGAGTGAGTTTTGTCCTTGCTGCAGGGCTTATGTAGTATTTACTCCCGAGCTGGTCAAACTTGTTCGAGAGTGCGATATAGACCTTCTGTGCATTGGAAAACGCCTCGAAATCTTCCAGCGGGTCAAGGTCTGAATAAAGCGTTTGGACTTCCCTCAGTTTTTCCAGGATAAGGCAAAGCTGCTCAAGCTGGGGAATGTCGGCAGGGGAGAGAACGCGGATGGAAACAAGCATTGCCGTAAGCTTCTTCCAGTAGGCTTTCACATACTTGCTCTTGATTGTCTTCGGGCAGGCAATTTTTGTTTCTTCCGGAAAGATTGCAGTAGACTTTTTTGCAAGGGCTGTATCTGCACTCGGTTTATTTTTTTCCCGTGTCGTGTTCAGAGTGCCTTTTAATGCTTTCAGCTCTGTCGGCAGTCTCGGTCTCCCCATTTCTTTTATATAAAACTCCTTAATTTTCAAAAATAATTATGTAATTCTCGCGCGTGAAT